CATGCCTCGACGCGCTCGGCGAGGTCGGGCGCGAGCGGCATCGACAGGGGCTGGAGGGTCACTGGCGGAAGACGAACAGATAGGCGTCGAGCATCAGCGAAACGGCGGCCCGGGCCGGCACGCGCCCCGTGAGCGTCCCCATTCCAGGCATGACGATGTGGCCGAAGCCGTGCTCACGCGCCGCCAAGAAAGCGGCCTTGCTGGCGAGCAGCACATCGGCCCAATCCGAGATCGGGCCCGGCACTCTCATCGTTGGCGCCGAAATCATGAGCGGAAGGCGGGCGTCGCCCGTTGGGATGACCAGCGCTTCGCCGACCAGCAACTCGACCATCGGCCGCTTGCGGATCTCGGCCCGAAGGCGCTCCTGCACACCCCATCCCCACCGCCGGGAATAGGCGAGGTCGATCCCACCATCCATGAGACCGAAGCTGTTGGCTGGCGACACAATCGCATCGGCCGAGAGGGCAAGGATGTCCCCGACATGGCCAGTCACGGTATCAAGGCCTCGCTCAAGGGCGAGGTTCTGGGCCGCGAGCGGCACGTCCGGATTGAGATCGCAGATCGTCAGCCGCATCAGGCTCTCCGCATCTCGTAGCGGAAGGTCCGGTCCGTCGCCGCGTCGAGGTTGTGCCCGACCGTGAAGCTGCGGCGGTCGGCCGAGATCAGCCACACCGTCGCCTTCGACGCGGATTCCGTGATCGGCACCCAGCGCGGCAGGGCGCCCGCGCCGCAGTTCTCGCACGGCACGACGGTACGCGAGACCCCGTTGGCCAAGGTGAAGGTGCTCGACGCGATCGCGTTGGTGGCGCCGCGCGCGAGGTCGTCGATCGCGCGGCTGAAGAGCGAGAGATCCTTCTCGCTGCGGCCGGGGACGTTCATCGTGCGCCCTCCGCGGTCGCGTCCGGCTCGATCGCCGAGACGTAGGACCAGGTCGTGCCGGCCGGGATCCGCACGCGGGCGCGGTGGTACCGGCCCGACGCCCGGGACGGGGCGATCCGCTCCACCGTCGGCGCCGTCTCCGGCAGCCAGCGCACGGGCGAGGACGCGGCGAGGCTCTCGCGCACGCCAATGGCCACGCGCCAGTCGTCGGCATCAGTGTCGAGGCGCGCGCCGCGCAGGAACGAGCGGTTCGGCCGCGCCAGCATCGCGTCGGGCGTCTGCACCGTCGCCTCGAGGGCGGGACCGTCGAGGAGGGCGAGCCGGTTGTCGGTGGTCATCACAGCGAGCAGCGTCGCGCCGCCCTGATAAATGGGGTCGTCGAGCGAGGGCTGGCCCGGGTCGTCGACCGAGCCCTCGATGGAGTCGACCGAGACGTCGGGCGTGGCCGCCGACAGGCCGAAGCGGAACGGCACGTTGAGGAACGACCAGCGGTCGAGGAGCCAGTCGTACAGCAGCGCCTCGCCCAGCAGCGACGGGTCGGCGGCGTCGGTGCCGGCGAGCCGGTAGGCGAACAGGATCCGCTCCCCGGTCGGGTCGCGGAACGCCACCGTCATGCCGACGCGCTCTGGGTCGACCCGGCCGAAGAAGAACCGGTTCACCCGCTCGGCGCCGATCGGCTGCGACGGGCCGCCGCCGATCACCAGGGCATAGAACCCGTCCCGGTCGAGGAAGAAGATGCGCGGGCCGACCTTGGCGATGCACCAGGGCGCCACGGCGCCGCGGTTCTCCTCCAGCACCGAGCAGTCGAAGATGTTGCCGGAGTCGGGGCTCAGCGTCATGCGCCGGATCGCCCGCTCCTGGAAGATCACGCCGTACTCACCGCCCGCGAAGCCGGTCACGGCGCCGCCGTCGGGCAGCAGCTGCTCGTCGGCCTCGTGCCCGTCCAGGCCGAGGCCCCACTGCTCGATGTCGCCGCTGTCCGACCAGCGCACCGACTGCGGCGTGTCGGGCAGGCCCGCCAGCACCAGGAAGTCGCCGACGACGCCCATGTGCCGGGCCCGGGGCGGGTTGCCGCCGAGATCCACGAACGGCTGCGAGCCGGCCTGCAGGACGTCGATCGTCGCCTTCTGCACCGGGGTCCCGGCCGAGCAGGCGAGCAGCAGGGTGCCGTAGACCGCGAACGACCAGTAGTCCCCGGGCGGGACGCTGTAGGGCGTGGTCGGGTTCGTCACCTCGTGCCACGCCTGATCCGTCGTCTTGTAGACGAACAGGCCCTTCGACGTGCCGGCGACGTAGATCGGGAAGTTGTAGGTCGGCGAGAACACCGCGATGGCTCCGCGGCACTCCGCCGGCAGGGCGAGCGACAGCGGCACGGGCGCGAGCACCGGCCCGTAGCCGTCCGAGCGCGGCACGACGTTCGTGGCGACCGCCGAGACCGAGGCGTCGACCGAGGCCGTGTCGGGCGCGTACGGCGCCAGCTTGATCGGGTTCATGCTACTCGGGCCGCGCCACGGCCTGGGCGGAGGCCTGCAGCTCGGCCGGGCGGCCGGTGCGCTTGGCGACCTTCGCCGTGTCGGCCTTGATCCCGAGCGCGTTCAGCACCGAGAGCATCAGGCCGGTGTGCGCCTGCACGGCGGCCGGGTCCTTCTGGAACAGGTAGGCCTCCGCCAGGGCGGCGTAGAGGTAGGCGTCCGGCGCCTTGGCCAGCAGCCAGTTCGAGGGCGCGGCGTCGGTCAGCGGCGGGATCGCGGCATAGTAGGCCAGCGTCACGGCGCCGGGCTTCTCCGGCACCATGCGCACCTTGCCGGCGCGGATCGTGAAGTACTGCGGGTCGCCGCCCGGCCGGTGCCGGAAGCGCGCCTCCGGGCTGTCGGCCTCTGCGAAGGTCGGGCGCGCCGTGCGGCCCGAGCCGGCCCAGGACACCGCCAGCCACTCGATGAAGTCGGCCGGCACGGGCATCACGGCGACCGGCGCCGCGGCGGTGCCGAGGCTCACCTCCGACTCCATCTCGCGCGCGCGCAGGATCGCGTTGAAGTGGCTCTCGGCCAGCGCGATGAAGCCCGGCACCGCGTCCGCGAGGTCCGGGCGGGCGATGTAGTCCAGGACGGCGGCCTTGAGGCTCGCCAGATCGGTGATCGGTGCGGCCACGGCTGCCTCAGAGGTAGTAGGCCTGCACCTGGCCGGTGGAGGCGATGACGTTGGAGCGGCCGCGCAGCGCGCTCAGCTCCTCGGCGACGATCTCGGCCTGATCCCTGGCCATCGCAGGGCTGCGCAGGACGTTGCGGGCGAGGTGCCGCTTCGCGTAGGCCGCGATCAGGCTGGAGGCCTCGTCGGTCCAGGCGTTGGCGTCGTCTAGCGCCGGCGCCGGCAGCCGGACATGCGCCATGAGCCGGACCGTCCAGGCGTCCGATGGCATCGGCCACAGCCGGATGGACCGGTCGAAGTACGAGTAGGCGCACGGCCGCGACAGGCTGGTCGGCTGGTCGGCGCCCTCGATCCAGGCCTCGTCGATCCGGCGCAGGATCGTCGGCGTGTCCCCGTCGAGCATCACGGCGCTGTCGATCGCCATCAGGTCGGGGATACCGCTGGCGTCGCCGGACGCGTAGACGTCGGCGCCCGCCATGGTCTGGAAGGTCACGAAGCCTTCGTTGAAGAAGAAGCGATCCGGCTGGTAGAACCGGATCGCCCGGTCAACGGCGGTCGCGATCTGCGGGCCGAGGTCCGCGCGCTCGATGTCGTCCGCGATCTCCGCGTACAGATCGGCGAGCGTCGGCCGCCCGTCCTGTGTCGGCATCGGGCACCGTCTCCGTCTTCGAGGGCGACGGCGGGGCGCTGGGCTCCGCCGCCAGGGCCGCCGCGCCGAGGTGCAGCAGCATCCACGCCGACATCAGCCGTCGTTGTTCGGCGCGTAGTGCAGGACGATCGTGGCCACGCCCGCGGCCGGGGCGCCCGCGATCGTGCCGTAGATCGGCGTGTCGGCGGCGAGACGGCCCTTCAGGGTCGCGGTGTCGATGCGCTTCACGCCGGCCGCGGTGACGGCGGTGTCGGCCGCGGCGGCGAGGTCGTTGCCGCCGGCGACGGTGCCGAGCAGCATCGAGGCGCCGGCCGAGAACGCGGTCTCGACGAGCACCAGGAGCGAGGTGATCAGCGCGCCGGCCGGGAGCGACGCCGGCAGGACGAAGGCGCCGCTCACGAAGGACACGGTCAGGCGGACGTACTGCGACTCCTGCCGGCGATACTCGCGCACCGACGGAGACGCGGGGGGGACGTTGGTGGCCACGAGGACCTCCTATTCAGACGGATCGGGGGAAGGGCGGAACGGGCCGGAGCGCGAGGCCCCGGCCCGGGTCAGCCGTCAGGCTGGATCGGTGTTGCGGATCAGGCGGCGTCGACCGCCTTGGCGTAGGTCGGGACGGTGACTACGCCGAAGTCGTCGCCGTTGAAGGTCGTCTTCTTCAGGCCCCAGATCGCCCAGGCGGAGACCTCGAGGTTCCGCTTGTGGTCGTAGAGCTCCTCGTTCCAGCGGTAGCGCTCGTCGCCACCGGCCTTGCCGTAGGCCACGGTCGCGGCCTGGGCACCGAGGAGGACGGCGCGGCGGGTGTTGGCCACGGCCGAGGTGCCGTCGACAGAGACGCCGGGGGTGACGTCCTGGGCCTCGCGGAGCACGACGCCGTTGTACATGCCGAGCGCGCCCGAGAAGATCGGGCTCTTGCTCGACTGCATGCCGGCCATCGCGGCCTTCTGGATGTCGAGCCACTGGCCGGAGCCGGCGTTGGTCCGGAGCGAGGTGACCTGCGTCGAGTGCAGGTACATCACGTACACCTTCTGGCCGTCGACCACGACGGGGCGGATCATCACCTTGCCGTTGACGCCGCCGGTCTTCGCCAGCTCCACCGCCTTGTCGATCAGGTCGAGGGTGAAGCCGTCGCCGGCGACGAGGGCGGCGTCGTTGGCGCGGCCGTTCGGGCGCAGGATGCGACCGGCGGACGGGGCCGTGACGAGGTTGTTGCCGTTGTACTTCCGGGAGTTCTTGCCCGGCAGCGCGTTGACCGGGGTGTAGCCGCAGACGTGGGCGAAGAAGATCTTCGCGCGGCGGGTCTGGAACCAGTCGGCAATACCGGCGCGGGCCTGCTCACGCAGGTTGAAGGGCACGCGCTGGGCGTCGATGGTGTTGTCCGACTTCACGCCGACCACGTGGCCGAGCTCGTCGATCGTCACCTTGTCGGAGTTGGTGCCGAGCTGCTCGCCGTTGCCCTCGGCGACGTCGTCGGAGGTGAAACCGTCGCCCTTGAGCTGCATGCGCAGGCCGAAGGTGACCTGGTCGCCATTGCCCTTCTTGAGCTCGGTCTTCTCCTGGATGATCGCCTTGTCGTCCTGGCCGACGAGGGGGTCGATATCGATGGACTTGTTGGCCTCGACCGCGAGCTTCTTGCTCCAGGTCTTCACGGCCATGGGATCGCCGATCCCGAAACCGGTGTAGGACATGATTGCCTCTAA